AAATCACATTTAAGCCTGATTATAAGCGTCTTGGTATTGATGGTCTTACTCCTGATTTGATTGCGCTTCTGAAAAAGCGTGTATATGATATTTCCGCCGTGACCGACAAGTCTTTAAAAGTCAAATATAATTCACAGCTTATTCCTGTTAAGAATTTTCAACAATATATTGACTTGTATATTGGTGACAAAACTGCGGCACCCAGAGCATATGAAGACAGTGGTCCCGGAGGCAGATGGGAATATGCTGTGGCATTAACTCCAAATAACGAATTTATCCAAGTATCGTTTGTAAATGGAATTCATACAGCAAAAGGTGGCAAACATGTTGAATACATTTTAGGTCAGATAACTCGAAAGCTATGCGACTATATTGAGCAAAAGAAAAAGGTCAAGGTCAACCAAAACTCAATTAAGGAACAGTTAATTCTCTTTATTAGATGCGATATTGAGAATCCGGCATTTGATAGTCAGACCAAGGATTTTATGAACACTCCGTCTTCTAAATTTGGCTCAAAGTGTGACGTCAGTGATAAATTTATTGAAAAAGTCGCAAAAATGGGTGTGATGGATGCTGCGTTACAATTGACTGAAGTCAAGGAAAATAAGGCTGCGAAAAAGACAGATGGAACTAAATCCAAGTCAATCAGAGGCATTCCTAAGCTAACTGATGCGAATTGGGCAGGCACTGATAAGTCGTCTAGTTGTGTCTTAATCTTTTGTGAGGGAGACTCAGCCAAGACAGGAGTTATTTCAGGCTTGTCATCAGAAGATAGAAATGTATTTGGCGTGTATCCATTGAAGGGCAAAGTCATGAATGTCAGAGGCGAATTACAAAAGAAAGTGTCAGAAAATAAGGAAATAACTGAGATTAAGAAGATTTTAGGTTTAGAATCTGGTAAAGAATATGCTACACTCGCAGATGTAAACAAATCACTGAGATATAGTAAAATCGTATTTATGACTGACCAGGATTTAGATGGATCACACATTAAAGGTTTGTGTATTAATTTGTTTCAGAACGAATGGTCAAGCTTGGCACATATTCCTGGATTTATTGGCTTCATGAACACGCCAATTTTGAAGGCAAAAAAGGGACAACAAGAAATGAAATTCTATAATGAGGGTGAATATAATTCATGGAAGAACAATGGCGCAACTGACACAAAAGGTTGGAATATTAAGTATTACAAGGGTTTGGGCACATCGACCAAAAACGAGTTTGTTGAATATTTTGAGGAGAAGCGTTTTGTTGGATTTCAACACACACCAAGCAGTGATGATGCGATTGATATGGTATTCAATAAGAAACGCGCAGATGATAGAAAGGATTGGCTGGAAAATGTCTATAACAGAGAGAGTTATGTAGATACTAGTAAGCAAATGATTACATATGAAGAGTTCATTAATAAAGAGCTAATTCATTTCTCCAAATATGATTGCGACCGTAGTATTCCAAATTTGATGGATGGTCTCAAAATATCATTACGTAAAATCTTGTATTCGTCTTTCAAAAAGCGCTTGTCAAGTGAAATCAAAGTGGCGCAGTTTTCCGGTTATGTTTCAGAGCATTCGTGTTATCATCATGGTGAGGAGTCTTTGAATCAAGCAATTGTAGGTATGGCTCAGAATTTTGTTGGTTCCAATAATGTTAATTTGCTAGTTCCGGCAGGTCAGTTTGGGTCGCGAATTAAGGGCGGCAAAGACGCATCGTCTCCCAGATATATATTTACACGATTAGAGAAGATAACGCGTTGTATATTTATAGAACAAGATGACCATGTTTTAAAATATTTATCAGATGATGGAACACCAGTTGAACCACAATTCTATGTGCCAATTATACCGATGGTTCTAGTCAATGGTTCAAAGGGCATTGGAACTGGTTTTAGTACTGAAATAATGTGCTACAATCCGAAGGATATTATTGAGTATCTAAAGAGCAAACTTAGCTCGACTAGTCTTAAAAAAGAGTTTATGCCTTATTATGAAGGATTCAAGGGCACAATATCAAAGGTTGGTGATACTAAATATTTGTTTAAAGGCACTTATGAGAAACTTGGTCCGGATAAAATTCGTGTAACAGAGTTGCCAATTGGCTTCTGGACAGAGGATTTCAAAGAACTTCTTGAGGAGCTAGAGGAAGAACAAGTGGAAAAAAGCAAGGATAAAGATAAAGAAAAGCAAAAGAAGTCAACTCCTTATGTAAAAGAATATGATGACAATAGTAAAGATACCAATGTGGATTTTATTATTACGTTTAACAAGGGCAAATTGGATGAGCTAGAATCGATAAAGGGTGATTATGATTGTAATGGATTAGAGAAAGTTCTAAAGTTGTATAACACTAGTAGCACAACAAATATGAACTTGTTTAATTCAGATGACAAGTTGACAAAATATAGCAATGTCAATGAAATTATTGATGACTTCTATGATGTAAGATTAGTATATTATGGTACTCGAAAGGCGTATTTAATTGATGTCTTGGAAAAGGAACTAGTTGTTCTGTCTAATAAAGTTAAGTATATTCAGGAAGTTCTAAATGGCACTATTGATTTGCGTAAGAGAAAGAAGGACGATATTATTAAGATGCTACAGGAGAAGGGTTATCAAATGATATCAACAGGTGATTCAAATGTTGTAGATGAAGAATACAAGTATCTAGTTCGCATGCCCATGGACGCAGTATCAGAGGAAAATGTTGAGAAACTGATGAATGAGCATAAGATGAAGACTCAAGAGTTGGCAATAATCAAGGCGACTAGTTGCGAACAGATGTGGTTAAGAGAACTGATTGTATTAGAACAAGAATATACGAGTTACAGAATGGAGCGTGATATTGCGATTAATGGAGTAGTTAAAACTGGAGGCAGTAGTAGTAAGTCTAAGATTGTTGTAAAGGCTGGTAATATTAAGAAGAAGATACAGTTAAAAGAGGCTTAAAAATTAAACTAGATAAAATAGTAAAATAAGGTAAATAAATATAAAATGGCAATTGGTTTATATTTATTTTTTTACTTTTTCTTATTACATATTACATTTTAAAAACGTAAGCAAATAGTCCTATATATGATAATGCCACGCTATGGAATATCCAGTATTGCTGTTGTGAAATATTATCTTGTATTTGTTTTAATGTTTGCTTTTGTTCAGCATTAATATTATTCAAATGCTTATAATACAGATGAATGTCATTGATTTGCTTATCTTTAGCATATGTATCTTGGACATATTTGTCATAATCTATAAAACATTGGCATTTAACGTTTGTATTTATGTTTGTATCAGGCGTCCAATAAGGTCGCTTTACAATATAATTTGTTAGTATCTGTCTACTTCTTAGAAGCATTTTATTATTAATATTTAAGATAAGATAGTTTTAAATATTAATTTATGTAAATTGTTTTATCAAATAAGTTGCTTATCAGTCGCACCTACGGTGCTTTTCGGTTGCTTCGCTTAAAACCACTTAGGCATCTTGTAATTGCGTTTATCAAATTGCGTATCACAAACTGGTGCCGCTAAAGGCACAACTAATGTGCTAGCATCATGTAAATATTTTATATACCCTTGCGCCTCACCATAAACCTTAGGTATCGAATGGTCAAGAACCATCTGATTTAGTTGTTGTATTTGCCCGGCAATATTCTGAGGCAAATTAGCCGAATATTGTAGGAAAATAGCTCGCATAATAATCTTTAAATTATCGCAATCTTGCGGACCAATTACATATTGACCATTTGACATATTGTAAACACCTGCGCGTATTCCATTCTGAAGTATCTGAATATTCTCTTTAGAAAAATAAACAGTCGATAATGGTGTTTCGTCCCATTGTCCAATAGTGGCATTCCTAAATGTAGTGCATTGGTTAGCAGGTATTTTGTCATACATTGAAAATAGTTGAGCAATATCGGGAGGATTTAAAATATCAACACGACCATTTACCTTACTATTCTTTATGCCATTATTCATATTTGTATTCATATTCATATTTGTATTTGTATTGTTATTTCCGTTTTGACTATTCATAATATATAATATTATATATAAAAAAATATCTATTTATTTATATAATGGAAACATCTTTTCAAAAAATAATACTAGGATTGGCAATAATAGGATTGATTATTTTGTTAGTTATTATTGGTATATCTTTGTCTAATTCTAGTTCACAAATGGTTTGGCCGCCTGTTGTAGGCGATTGTCCAGATTATTGGGTAGACTTAACAGGAAGTGGAGAGGCTTGTTATAATACCAAAAGTTTAGGCAAATGTAATTTACCAGGTACTGAAGAACAAAACACCATGAATTTTAATGTGTCGCCGTTTAATTCTGATAGTACCAATTGTTCTAAATATACATGGGCAACGCGTTGTGGTGTAACATGGGACGGAATTACATATGGAGTTGATAACCCTTGTGATACATCAAGTACATCAAGTACATCAACTAGTTCTTAAATAGTATGTTAACTAACAAATTTATAACAAATCTATAACAAATAATACAATAAAATACAAATTATATTACATATTTTTTTGTAATATAATTTCAGATACCAATTATAAAACTACACATGTTTTCCAATAAAGCAAAAGATTTACTAAATAATATAAATAAATTACCAAATGAATTAGTCTTTATTGTTGAAAGCTACGTTCCAGCAATTGTAAAAGTATTCTGGAACAAGACGATGTATGAAGCAAATCATAAATTAGTTATTCAGTTCCTATCACAACAAAACAAAAACATCGAAGAATACATTCGGGCAATAATTCGCAAAGATAATGATTATGTATTTAGTCATTTGTTAGTTGATAACCTTTCTAGATGGCAAAATTTAAGAAATTATTTAAACAAGGATTGTGTATATAAAAATTATTTGGTATTTCTGAATAGTTATTGTATAGACCATGATTCAAAGAAATGTAAAAAAATATTAGAAGAAATATTAGAAAAACTTGGATTAAGTAAAAATCAACATAAAAAGAACCTAATAAAATATATTAAATGGAAATGATTAATCTAAATACATTATTAGACCGACAAGAGGAGGTTAATAAAATGAGAGAGATACTAACAAATTTTGAACAAACTAAACACAATCTAACAACCAAAAAAGGTATTTATATATATGGCGACCCGGGCACTGGTAAGACCACATTTGTCACTAATATTTTGAAAGAATTAGGCTACGATATTATCAAATATGATGCCGGTGATATTCGTAATAAATCCATTATTGACACTATTACCAAGCACAATATGTCGGATAAAAACGTTATGAGCATGTTTCATAAGAAAGTGAAGCGAATTGCGATTATTATGGACGAAATTGATGGCATGAATAATGGCGACAAGGGTGGTATAAATTCGTTAATTAAAATAATACGACCCAAGAAGACCAAAAAACAGCGACTAGAAGACATTACATTGAACCCAATTATTTGTATAGGGAACTACCATATGGATAAAAAAATCAAAGAGCTAATGAAGGTCTGTCATGTAATTGAATTAAAATCACCAACACTAATACAAATGAACAATATTATAAACCATATAATTCCGGCAATTGACAATTCTATTAAGCCAAATATTGTTAGTTTCATTCAAGGAGATTTGCGTAAACTAACAACTATTTATGAACTTTATAAGAACAAACAGGATATATTGAATAATAATATAATTAAAAACATATTTTTAATGAAGTCGTATAATGATGATACTAGGCAAATTACTAAAAAATTAATTAATAATAACTATTTGTTAAAAGACCATCTAACAATTATGAACGAAACAGATAGGACAATTGTGGGTCTATTGTATCATGAAAATATTATTGATGTTATTGGTAAGCAACCCAAGGAGCAATCAATTCCATTTTATCTAACATTGTTGTCAAATATGTGCTTTGCTGATTATATTGACCGTATTACATTTCAGAAACAGATTTGGCAATTTAATGAGATGAGCTCTTTAATAAAAACGTTTAACAATAATCGACTGTATCATGAGTCTTTTTTACAAAACAATACAAGTAATACTATAACAAATAATACAAGTAATACTATAACAAGTAATACAAGTAATACTATAACAAATAATACAAATAATACAACTAGTAATACAAGTAATAATAATATTAAACAAAAGTTTAATCCAGCTGAGGTTCGTTTTACGAAGGTACTAACAAAATATTCAACTGAATACAATAATTCCATTTTTATACAAAATTTATGCCAGCAATTGGGAATGGATAAAAAGGACATGTATGCTTTCTTTTTGGATATTAAAAACAAGTATCCAGTTGGCGATACTGAAATTTTACAATTGTTTGAGAATTATGAAATAACAAAATTGGATATAAATCGTATTTATAGATATTTAGATAAATATACAAAAGAAGATGCGGAAGATACTGAGGATATTGTTATTTCTGATATAGAAGACAATGATGAATAAGTAATATAAGCATTTAAATATTTAACTTTTTTTTTAAAATAATAAATAAAAAGTTAAAATAATATATTTAGCGCTTTAGTTATTAGCACTAGCACTAGTAGCCGGTTTTCTCATATGCCATGCTGTCTTACGGTCAATATCCAATCTTGATAACAAATGCGACTCATATTGCTCAGGGCTGTCGTAATACATAAAGATAGGGGACTTGATTCCATTTTCGCCACTACACAATGCGACAGCATATAATTTCTCCTGCTCCTTAGAACCAACCAAAATATTGTATTTGGAACCACTGACCGCGTTACGGATTCTGCTGCCAAGTTGCCCACTGCCATAAATACCAATGGTAACAACCTTATAATATGTGCGTCCATCGTTCTTCCACTTTGTCTTGGAGTCGTCAACAATTGTTCTCTTAACCTTGTAAAAATACTTATCAGTAGACATTAATTTAGTGGCGTCATTCTTGATATCGGCATCAGCATCATCGTGGTCAATGTAGGGCATTGTGGTTGCTATAATATATACTTATATACCAATCTGTCTTTAAACCCTTTCTAAAAAATAAAATTTTGAAAAAAAAAAGAAAAATAATTGTAAAATTATAAAGTTATACATTACTTGTTTTATATTGACTTAGTTCAGCATTCAGGTCTTTAATCTTCTTCAATAGCTCATTAATTAGACACACCTTGTCTTCTATTTGCTTTTCATAATTGGCAATTTGCTTCTCATAATATACATTTGTATTTGTATTTGTATTTGTATTAAATTCAGGGCGTTGATTAAATAACATTCGTTTTTGAGCCTCTAACATTTTATTATGGTCGTCAAGTCGTTTATTGCGCTCATTTTCCATTTTTTTTATTTGTTCCATTAATTTGGGTTTATATTCAGGCTTGCCCGGTTCATAATTAGTTAATAAATTATTCATGTCCACCATATAAAACTGCTTCAAGCCAGCATCATCAATAAAATCGTTTACTGTGAATCGCGACAATTTGGTTTTAGTGGCATCCATATTTTCTAATAATTTTTCTTTATTCAAAGAATTGTGCTTATGCGAGAAGACCATTATAGACTTTTGAGTGTCCAACTGTTTCAATGGAATGGTATAATTCTTTAGAAAATGGCGCTCTTCTGCTAAAGCATTGTCCTCATTATAACTGGTCTCCAATAACAGCTCTTTTTTAAAAGCAAATGTGGCGGCAGTGGCATGATAATCTTTGTATGGACCACACTGGTAGACAGTTTTTCTGGAATCAAAATAAATGTGCATTTCTGAGCTGCCGGCAACAAGGAAGTCGGGATTTTGTAGCAATGTGTCTACTGCGTGTGAGACGCGGTCTTTCGGGTAATAGTCATCGTCGTCCATATACACAATAATGTCACCGGAACATTTCTTGTGCATTAGATTACGTTTTTTACCTAGCAACATCTTTTCTGGATAATAAAAGTATTTGACATATTCTATGTCGGTCACTAGGTCGCCAATCGGGTCCGTTCCGTCGTCAATAATAATCCATTCGATGCGTGATTTGGGATAAGTTTGTAATTCAATACATTTTTTAATAAATGGAATAAATGGTCGTCGATTGAATGTTGGAGTACAAATACTAACAAGTGGTAACAGTTTTGCTTCTACCTCTGCTTCTCCTTCTCTTGCGCTTGCGCACACACTTATTTCAGAATCACTTGATTCTAATTCTAATTCGTTTACCGTTTTGTTACTATTATTGCTGTTATTACTATTTTTAGATTTATTCTTTAATTTATTCTTTGATTTATTTTTATTTTTATTATTTTTTGGCATTTTTATATAATAATTAATATACAGAATTATTATTTAAATCATTTTTATACTAGTCTAATTTTAATATTTTGTTGTTTCTTTTTTAAGGTTTTGCTTTTTGAACCGCCGCTTTGGTTATTATTGTTATTGTTGCTGTTGTTTGTTGCTGCTGCTATTTGTCTATCAAGTTCCGCGTTAACATCAGTTGCGGCTTGAATATTACGATTTGCGCCACTTATTATACTGGCTGCTTCTGCTGCACTATTACTACATTTTGATATAGTTTGCCAAACACCAACATCATCATATTGACTAGAAAAGACGCTTGTTAATGTAATACCATCTGGTCTATAATTTGGATAGTCTACTAATATTTTATTTCGCGATTCATCGGTATCGCCCCCAATAAATGGATTATTTAACTCTCCTAATACATTTTTTTCTTGGGCACCAGTTTCTTTAACTGTCTTGGCAATAAATTTACCTTGGTTTTTATCAAATAAGTCAATAAAAATAATATCTACAATATTAGTCTCTGAATTGCTTTTATAAAAATCAACTATGTTTCCAGATTGTTTTTTATAATTCTTTGTAAATTCTATACAATCGCCAATCTTTAGTTTTAATTGGTCTTTTCCAGGAATTGTCAGTGTTAATAACCTACCACTACCACTTAAGATGCCAGGGGTTGAAGAACCACCTATTTTTTCTTTTCCAAGAGTAGCACTTGCTTGCGCTTGCATAGGATTATTAGTTGTGTTACTACTTTCAGATTCGGCTGTTCTTTGTTTAAATTCTTCTGGAGTTACTTGAGGACTTTTTGAAACTGGATTTGACATAGGAACAGTGTTTTCTTGTGTCATATTCATCGATTTCATTTGTCCACCTTGTGTACCAGCACTAGCACTGCCTAAAGGATTTAAAACATCATTGTTAGTCGAAGATTCCTTACTCCTTTCCTGAGTAACTGGTGCTGGTACAGAATTTTTTGATGTGTCTAGGGCATTTGAGATAGGAACAGTGTTTTCCTGTGTTTTATTCATCGATTTCATTTGTCCACCTTTGGTGCCAAAATTAGTCATCTCAATCATGGGATTTAAAACATCATTGCTACTTGAAGATTTCTTACTTCTTTCTTGAGTAACTGGTGCTGGTACAGAATTTTTTGATGTGTCTATGGCATTTGACGTAGGAACAGTGTTTTCCTGTGTTACATCTTTTGGTGTCAGTTGTCCACCTTGGGTACCAACGCCAGCGCTAAGCATGGGATTAACAGTTTGTTCTCCTTGAACTGACGGTGCCTTGCGGTCATTTACATATGTAATTAATTCGCCTCTATCAACTGGAACACTATAATTATTAGATGTAATACTTGGTCTACTAGAACTACTAGATATAATACTTAGTCTATCAGTTTCAGGAGAACCAGAATCAGTAGCAGGAACACTAGAACTAGAACTAGAACTAGAACTAGGAACACTTAAAGAACCAGCAGCATTAGAATTAGAACTAGAACTAGGAACACTTAAAGAACCAGCAGCATTAGAATTAGAATTAGAATTAGAATTAGAACTAAGAGCTGCCGCATTCAACAAAGTAATTTCTGATTCCAAATCTGATTCAAAAGTTGTTACTTCTGTATCCAATTTCTCAAATTTTTCTAAAAGTTTGTTAGATTCTTCTTTATTATTTGATTTGCCAACTGATTCTCTTAACTCTAATAACTGTGTTTTATACTCATTAGCTTTACCTAAATACTTGCCATATTTTTCTGGACCAAGAGGACCCTCATTAATTTTAAGATTTTTATAAATATTATCTATTTTTGTAGAAACATTTTTCAAAATTTCTTTGATATTTTCAATCACTTTTTGATTTTCTTTCGCCTCCTTTGCCTCCTTTTCTTTTGTCTCTGTTGACTCCTTTATTTTTCCCTTTAATTCTTCAATCTTACTTTCATATTTATCTGCTACTTTTTGTTCAAACGCATCTACCTTAGTCTTATCATCTGAGATAGAAATAGCAGTAAATTCATTATTCAGGTCTGTTCTCATAGCTTTTAATTCTGCTATAAGTGTTTTAGTTTCTGAATTACTATCAGAATCATACTCGTCTATAAGGTCAGCAAGTTTTACATTTAATTTATGTAATGTCTTATCAATTCTATTAATTTCTTTAGGAAACATACAGCCTTTATGTATTGGTTGTCTTTTAACCTTTGGAGCTTTAGGTGTATTGTTAACCTGTTGTAAAATCATTGTATTATCATTAGGCGCTGTATCTACAAATATATCTCCAAACACAATAGCCAATATAACAGCAAGAGCAACTGCTCCAAAATACATTTCTCCTAAATATGTATTCGCACAAGTAAATAAATTAAGTATAGACAAAAATAGCAAAAATGTACGTTTATAAGCAAACGTGTCTTTAATAAAATCCCAAAACGATTTAGTATCAGATTGCTCGTTACTATTGTAAAATTTATTATCAACTTTTAATGAGTATGAACCAGACCATAACAGCTTAAAAAATGGCATAAATGTGGCATACAATGGGCATACAAAGAAGCTAAGAATAGGAAATATTAGAAACCAAAATAGCATCCAAATAAACCCATTTCCAATGCGTTTTGGCCAATATTTTATTGACCAACCTGATTCATTTTCACCTAATGATTTGGTTGAGAATATAATATTATCCGCACCGCCATCATTAAGGTTGTCTGGATTTTCTTGTTTCCATGCTGCTTTTATAAGATAGTAAAATGAACACATTCCATTTAATACCCAGATTAATGGGAACAGAATTAATCCAATTAGCCCATAAATAAATATTTTAAAACTGTCATTCAATTTATCGGATAAACTAAATGTATCATACCATTTAAATCCTCTAGCAGCCACATTATTTAGCACAATTGAGCAATATTTATCTAATCCACTAGCAGCCGCCGGACCAGTTCCTTTAATATTTGCTGAATCCCGAAATTCTTGTATAAATGTACCATTGAATGAATCTAAAAACTCTTGTGTTTCAAATGTAGCTTCTTGTTCCCATTTATTTGCTGGACTATCATTTGACCACAATTGCCAAAAAGCCAGTCCTTTCATACCTAATTCATGTATACTATTCATTGGAACCTTTTTACTTGTGCCATCTTGTGTATTTTTTCCCAATTCTGTATTGATATCACACGTATATGGTTCATATTTTGTGTCAGTTGGAATACCAGATGATGTCAGTTTAGATATATAGAGCCATGTTGTTCCAAATAAAACCCATAAAACAATGCCTATCATACCTAGTGTATATTGTAATAGAAAATTACCTACATTTGGCTCATTTGTATTGTTATTATTTGTATCTGACATTATTTATAATAAATATATATTAAATTTTGTAGATAATTTACTAATAACTAAACTAATACAATAAATATATAAATATATAAATTATACAATGAATCAGATTTTCAAATTTAAATTGTAAATTGTAAATTACAAAATATATTTATAAATTTTATAATATATTTATAAATTTAAAATTATATAATTATATTTTATAGGATGACTATAATCAATGTAATAGATAAATATAAATATATTATTTTGTCATTTATTGTAATTATATTATTTTTTGCTTTAGTAACACAATTGTTTAACACAAATTTTTTTGGAATTAAAGAAGGGTTTGGAACTAATCCTACAACTACCGTTGACAATATATTATACGGAAACATCACATATAACCCAAATACATTTAATAAGAGCAATTCAAATATTAATACACAATTAAAGGATGATAATAATAATGATAACAATACTAATACCTACAGTCATAATGTAAATATGCCATTAAATGATAGCCAAGGTTGCCAAAATGCGTGCTATAATGCTAAATGTTCTAAAACTGGCAAGCAATGTTCTACCGATATAGATTGTTATCAAGACGGATGTCAATCACTATTGAAACAAGTTCATGATAAATTTGTAGCTGAACAATCTAAACCATCAACACCCCAAACATATGCGCCTTCCGACAGTTTAGAAACAGGCAGTCTAATTTATAATCAGAACCCGCAACATTCTTCCTTAACATATGATATTGGAACAAGTGCCACAATAATAGATAAAGATGCGCAAGTGCCTAGACCATATGATGGTTATAAAGTATGGGAGCCTAAATTCAACTTACAAACGCAAATTTATAATGACGAATTAGTCTATGAATATTCTGCGGCACCAAAACAATATAGGTCAACACCGGAATATAAGAAGACACTAACAGCAACCGGTTTGTTCTATGATATTGGACCAACAGCGGCAAATGCTGACCTTAATTAAAAATTTAAATATTAAATATAAAATATAAAATTAAAATACTATTATAATATATATTAAACCTACTTAAAGACAAAACACATATTAATATGTGTGTGGTGAGTCAACTGTAAACTATTTGTTAACAGTAGATAAAATCTAGTTGGACGAAGATTTGAATCACTGCCTCCAGGGCGCAAAAATTTTGAAGGAGGTAGTTTGCGACATGTCTATACGCGAGGTTGGGGCGTATTAACCAAGTCATTGTAGCGTAATGGAAGCGTGCCGACAACGGTTGGAGGAGGTGGATCGAAACCACCCAATGGTGTGAAAGTCATTGAAGCGTAATGGAAGCGTGCCAACCAACAAAAAGTCGGAGGGGGTGGATCGAAACCATCCAATGACAACCCATCATCGTGGCGCAGAGGAAGCGCGTCTGGCTCATAACCAGAAGGACGGTTGATCGAAACAACCCGATGATATATAGGAAGATGGACACAGTGAAGGCTGTGACGGATATGTGCGATGGAAAAGTCGAAAGATAAAGGGGCACTTATCAAACCGAGTCATTGTAGTGTAATGGAAGCATATTAGGCCGAATGCGAGCCCGGGGAGGTGGATCGAAACCACCCAATGACAAAATTCTGTGTAGTCTAGTGGTTAGGATGCGACCCTTTCAAGGTCGAGACTCGGGTTCAATTCCCGGCACAGAAAATGTTTTTAATAAACCAAAATTCAAATACTATTATAATTACTAGATAATTATAATAATATTATTTATTACTATAATTTGCGTATTATATACACATATATATAAACACTAATTACGTAATATATATTTATAATCTGTTGTAATAAATCCATTAAAAGATGAACTTGCCGCTGTTGTATAAGCACCAAAATTTTCAACATAAACCCATTCACCAATTGCCAATTCGGGCAACATAATTTCCTTTGTAATTAAATCAATACTGTCACACGTTGGTCCAAATATTTTGCTTTTATATAATTTTTTTTCATTTCGTTCATTAAAAGGCAACACAATTGGTTTTTTATGGTCAAAATAAATACAATTAAATGAGCCATATACACCATCATTTAAGTAATAAATAACAATTTCTTCTGTTTCTTGTGTATTTTCATTAATGTATGTTTCACGTTTTTTACCAATTACATTTAATACTAGTGTATGAGATTTTTCAACAAAATAACGGCCAGGCTCAGCAATAAATTGTATTTTATCTTCCTCAATTTCTTTACTAAAAAAATCCTGCTGTGCTTGATTTATTTTTTCAGATATTTCTTCAATATTTATACTATTTTCTGTATGAATCCCAGGAAACCCACCACCAATATCTATAATAGTTATATTTACGTTATTTTTTATTGCTAATTCGTAAGCAGATTTACATGTTTTAATAGCATTGTAATAACTTTCAACACTTTTACAACCACTGCCTACATGAAAACTAAACCCAATTAGTTTTAATTGTAATACATTCATTAGATTAATTAGTTTTTCAATATTTTCTATTTTACAGCCAAATTTACTATTAAATTTACACAAACTTTGACTGTCATCAACTGCTAATCTTAATATCAATTTAGCATAGGGATGGTATAATCTTATTTTATATAATTCCTCTTCGCAATCAAATGTCATCATATCTACATCATTTGCTCTAGCATATTTAATCTGCGAAGACATCTTACAAGGGTTTGCGAATATAATTCTATTAGGGTCATTTGTTAGTTCGATAACAGATTTCAATTCATTTTCCGATGCGCAATCAAAATAAGTTCCTAAGCAAGCCAAAACATCCAATAATACTGGATTTGGATTACATTTTACAGCATAATATGGCGTAATCTTTGGAAAAATAGTTATCCATTTTTCATATAATTTAATAATTTCTCCTATATCAATAATATAAAAAGGTTGTTCGTTTTGATTATTTTTTAGAAAATCATTAATTATATCATATGTTGTATATTCCGCACTATATAATTTTACATTATATTTTTCTAACAATTGATTGTCAAAACTCATAATCTATAATATTAATTATATCTTTATATCCATTATATCCATTGTATTTTAATTTATATCCAATTTATAAATTAAAATAATTAAAAGAAAGTTTATTATTGTCTTGAAATTATGTGGCATACATCAGACCCACATTGCCACCAATAAAGTTGACAATATTAATGCGCTCTTCAAACAATGTTAGATTAAAATTGTAATCATAGATACGCCATGTTGGTTTATTAACCGCAATAACTTGTCCTGTTTGTGGGTCGCAAATTGATAAACTCTGAGCTAAAGGGTCTAGTGGTGGTATAATTGTAGTAAATTCCAACTCTATATTACTAAATCGGTTCATATTCATTGCGCCCGATGGTTGTAATTCTGAAAGATTTGAATTAATACTAAAATTGTAGCAATAGAGACCTTGAGGCGCATTACCACTGGTTCGGGTATATTTCTCAATATAATTAAAAATTCCTGCCGCTTGAATATTCTCTCTGTAAGACCCATCTAACAAAATACCCATTGCCACCAATATCATCTTGTCATTTTCAGGCGAATAATTCGACGTAATTAAGAGACCCGATAAATTGCCGCTTGGATTAACACCGGGTCCAATATAAAATGGGATTTGGTTGCCAGTGGCGTCCGTTCTATAAATCAGAAAATCACCACTAGACGACGCTTGAACAACATCAAGAGGCATATAGTTATACGGCCAATTTGTATAATTTGACCATTCATTTCTTAAATTAGCATCACTTCTTTGGAAATAGAATAGCCAATTTGATATCATGCCAATTGAATCAAGCGATACTTTATTTGGACCAGTAACATTGAAAAAACGCTGTTCTCTTACCTGTTTAATTAAATACTTTTGTTCTTCTAGCGCAAATAGTCGCTCTTCTTCATTGGATAAGAAGCAATATGTACAATTTAAATGAACATCGGCATTCCATAAGGTTCTAGTATCGGTATATGATGTTATTCCTAGTTCAATATCGGGTGGTGGTTGTAAGAAGCGATAGAACTGCATATACCACGAATTAAAATTAGGCGCAATGTATGGATAATTATATGTCGTATCAAATACATCACGAATTTGAAATAATTCACTGATAGGTCTAAGTGTCACAACAATCTGTAGTTCGTTATATTGTAATGATGTCAATGGGAACGCCATTTGCGACTTGAGTCCAAACCAACTATTTAGAGGAATATACAATATGCGCCCACGAATTGACGGTTCAGGACCAGCTAAATCAGGTGTATAAAATGCGTTAGGATACGAGTTAACGCGTGATCCGGAATTACCAGGATTATTCATTTCAGGCGTTTTTCCAGACATTTCATCAAATAAATCCTTTTTTACGCCGGCAAAGTCGCGCTGAACAGCTGCCAACAAATAGTCGCCAGAATACTCCTGGAGTGTATAGTTGCCGCAAACAATACTTATTTTTGAAATCATTTTGGCGCCTAAATTATCAATCCATTTGAATTCGTATGGAGCCCAATCAGTATATGTAGTAGTGCCATCAGATTGAGCAACCGTTTGTGGCGGCATAATTGGACTCCAAATATTGGGCATTGCTATAGTTAAGTAACAATCCATGAGCAAGTCGGCATATCTTGGAACTTTAAATGTAAATGTTGATGGTTCAGATAGACGCAGTGTTTTAGAGCCATCAAAGTCAACACGGAACTTTTGTAGCCCAAAGTTTGTATATTGCGCATAAGTAGATTTAAAAAATGTTTTTGATGGGTTTCCATTTAGAATAATATTTTGCTGTCCAATTGATACTAGATTCATAAGTCCTCCTGGCATTTTAGTTGTTATAATAGTATCATATTATTTTTTTAACTAATTATTAGTTTATATTTATATTTTGCTTATAATATTTTATTTTATAATATTTTATTATATTTTATAATATTTTATTACATTTTAAAAAAAATATATTTATAAAGTAATATATAAAAGATGTCAGCAAATCCAACAAATACAACAAATACAACAGATATAGTAGCCAGTTCACGAGAAAATATACAAGATGCTATGAAAGGAATGAAAGATATGTCGGAAGCCACAACAATTACATTATTAACAATGCTAACACTAGCAATAATAGTTATCGCATTTCTGTATTATTTTTATTATACTGGAACAGGCAATTTTGGTGGAATAGCGCTCATAATTATAATGACAGTAATGTTTAGTGTTTTAGGTCAAGGACTAATGGACAAAATGGGCGCAATTATTGGAGGTGTTGTTGGCCTAGCAATTGGTATTACAATATATGTAAATATGACTGATAATATGCTTACACGAAATTGCCAGCTAATGGATGGAGTTTATGGAAACCTAAATACAAATATAGTTTCTATAAATACTACGCAAGCAAATTTTCAAAATAATTTAAGAGATTATTATATCAAAACAGCTTATAATTGTTGTAGCGGTGGCAATTATACAAATGATTATGTATCCATGTGTACATTAAAGGATATATTAAAACAAGGCACAAGAGGATTGGATTTTGAGATTTACTCTATTGACGACCACCCAGTAGTCGCAACTAGCACTTCAGACAACTATTGTGTAAAAGAGACATTTAATTATATTAAATTTAGCGATATTATGGCGGCTGTTGTAAATAACGCTTTTTCGTCTTCTGGTGCGCCAAATCCTGCTGACCCAATTATATTTCACTTGCGCATCAAGAGCGAAAATCAAAAGATGTATAAGAACTTTGCGAAGATTTTTGAAAAATATTCAGATGTATTGATGGGTAAATCGTATAGTTTTGAAAATATGAAAAACAATAATATAACTAATTATGGCGCAACACCATTAACCGTATTAATGGGCAAAATTTCGATTATTGTAGATAGAACTAATTTGGCATTTTTAGAGTGCCAAGAATTTTACGAGTATGTAAATATGACAAGTAATTCACTATTCATGAGAGAACTAACATATGATGATATTAAGTACAATTCAGATATAAATGAGTTAATACAATATAATCGATTATGTATGACAATTGGCATTCCGAATTCTGGTTCAAATCCAGGCAATCCTAGTTCCATTGTTTTACGAGAGAGTGGGTGTCAAATGTTAGCAATGCGTTATTCAAAGATTGATTCAAATATTGAGGAGAATGAGGCATTCTTTAATGACAATAATACTGCGTTTGTTTTGAAGCCTTTGGCATTACGATATACACAGGTGACTGTTCCAGCACCACCGCCACAAGACCCAGCATTGTCGTATGCGCCACGCACAGTTAAATCTGATTACTTCAGTTTTAATATTTAAAATGTAATAGCTATTTTAGAGACAATATTTTATATAATATTTTTTATAATATTTTATACAATAATTTATACAATATTTTATTTTACAAAAATAATTATTATCATTATATATTAAGACTATTATATAATGAAAAAGGAAATATGCGATAAAACAATGAAATTTGAAGACTGTGAATTGGCAATTCTTCGTACAGCAGTGGACAAAGCCGAAGAACTACAGGGGCGAAAAACAGCAAATTCGCCTGAAATTAAACGAATTATTACAATAGTAGAGAATTTTATTCGAAATAAGAAGTTAATTTGTTATGGTGGAACAGCTATAAATAACATATTACCAAAGCAAGACCAGTTTTACAATAAAGATATTGAAATTCCAGATTACGATTTTTACAGCGCAAATGCTTTGAATGACGCAAAAGAACTAACAGACATTTATGTTAAAGAAGGGTTTATTGAGGTTGAAGCAAAATCAGGACAACATTATGGCACATTCAAAGTATTTGTGAATTTTATACCTGTAGCCGATATTACATTATTACCAAAGGAGCTATTTAATGCGATTAAAAATGAATCAATTAAAATATCTGGCATACTTTATGCGCCACCAAATTTGCTACGTATGGGAATGTATTTAGAGCTTTCGCGCCCGGCAGGCGATGTGTCTCGCTGGGAGAAAGTATTGAAACGATTGACTCTCCTTAACAAGCATTATCCGTTAAGTAGAGCAGAGTGTAAACACATTGATTTCCAGCGTAAAATGGGTGAAAATGAAAATGTGAATAAAATTTACGATAGTGTTCAACAAAC